CATTGAAGGAATAACTATGGCATCTAGTCTGTCTGCTTTCAATCTGATAGATACAACAGGATATGGAACACCTGCTGTTGCAAGATTAATAGCAGTATTAACTGGAGTACCTATTGCTCTCTGTTCACCACGTAAGCTATATCCTGCTTCTGATATAACTGTTGAACAGACTTGTTGCAACGTACTATTATTACCAGTAGGTCCAATATTTTTAATCTCATATCTCAATGGCAAACATGCAGTAGTGATATATGTACCAGTGTTTCTATTTGCATGATGAAAAGAATGAGTATGTATAAATCTACCGTCGATAACAAATCCACATCTTACAGAACCCAATCCTAACCATTCTAAATCAATAAACATGATCTGCGCTTTAGATATATCAAGAGTCAAGAGAGATGGGCTTGAGGCGGTATCACCCAAGAATGTATCTACATTCCAATCAGCTTGTTCTACTCGCGTTTCCTGCAACGTACCTGTCACATACGATCTTTCAACCCAGGCAACTGAATTATTAGCCAATTCGAGATATATACCATTTTGAGCACCGTAATATCCAGTTCTCTGCCTTAGATTTGTCTGAGCCGGCGCAAATACGAATGTTTGTAATATCTGTAAAGATTTGCCTGGCTGATATGAGAATACTAGATCAGTCTCTCTTACTACTTCAGCATTAGCGGCTGTTGTGACCGAATGAAGCATCGTTCCTGCGTTCGCGCTGAAAACGACTGTGCTATTTGCAGTATTAGATGTTGACCATTTTCCGTTATCTCTATATCTATGAGATGAGTCGAATAGTGTAAATGGTTGTGAAGTTCTTGCACGCCCAAAAGCATCGATAGCCATACCTGAAGGATTAGCAGGACCAATCGTATTACCATACTGGTCTGCCAACATGACAACTTCAAATATAGTTTTTTCTTGCTCTAGATATTTGTGGGTATCTTTTCGAAACTGGGCCATTAGTCTTCTCTACGTTTCTTGCCTATTGTATATTTAGTAATTAAATTCCAGTCATTCTTCTCTTTATGAGAGATGATCTTAATATGACTTAGAGGAGAAATAGGGAAGTCAGTGTTTGATTCGTCAACGATGTTCAAGAGTTTCCATTCGCTGAGAAGATTTATGATAGTGTTTCGTCTGCCTATATCATCTTCAGAGAAGTCTGAAGATTTTCCATCGAGAAGAAACATCTCTTTAAAATGGACAATATAGTATTTGCCTTGTTTATGTAGGATGTGACAAGACTGATATAGAGTCTTGTCTTTTTTTGACGCTACACCAATGCGAGAAAGTGTCTCACGAATCTTCAGAAAGTCATCTGGCTCATTGAGTTTTACCTCCACTAAGTCTTCTATGTTTATCATTCAAACCACCTCTATCAAGCTTCATTTTTATCTCACAAAGGTGATCATCAGTCAAAACAAGCAGAGCATCTTTAGCTTTTTCCGAAGAGTATCCGTAATACTCTTTCACAGCTTCTAGATTCTCAATGGTTTCTCTCTTCTGCCACTTCTGAAAGGGACGCTTATAACCCCGTATGGTATTTAGCATATAGTGATATTGTAGAAGAGGATCGAGATTTGGCAGTTTGTTCATCTGGTTGGCATAGAGAGAGCAATCGTAATGAAAAGAAAGCGCCTTGTTGACGATGAAGGGGACATAATCCCCTTCATTTTCTTGGTTGACCACAGACTTTTTGGTCTGTAGAATAGACGGAATAACTTCTTTGAATAGATCAGTCATCTCTCTCTTTTTTCCTTTTTTTTCTAATAGACTTTGTTGCACCCCAAAGACCGAAATCTCTCTCTTTGACCAAGAAGTGTATATCTTCATGACAAGTTCTACATACAGGGACCAAATCTATATTAATCTTTTCTTTTCCTAATCTTTTATATGTTCTATGATGCAGATCAAGGGACACATCGGTTATTCCACAACAGTAGCAGTTCCACTTGCCTGTACCTTCAAAACATTTGAACATATTGGACGAGTAGAACTGTCTTCTTTTTCTCTGCCAAGCTTCCGATCTTATATACTCATAATACTTTATCTTATCAGACATTATTGATAAACTCAATTGATTATTCTAAAAAGTCCACTAAGCTGTTTGATTTAACGTCTTCTAATTTTCTATTAGCATGACTACCCTCTATTTTTCTATTGTGTTCAAGATCATGGTCAACATTCATTAATGTGTTTTTCCCAAAGTTATATTGAAAACGAAGAATCATATAGCTTTCCATGGCCGTCAACCATGCCTTGACAGAGTGGTTCGGCACTTCAAACTGAGGTGTGATGATACACACATTCACACGACTAGCAATATCTTCACCATATCCAAAGTTTTCGAAAAACTTCTGATACGAAATCTCTCTATTGATTCCTTTGTTTTTATTCATAAGATTGCTGCGATGATCCTTCAATCGTCTTGCAGGTAAACTATACCTATGAAAATACTCTTTTTCTGATGGATTTTCAACATTGCCTGTAAATACCTTCATAACTCTCTTTCTGTCATGAGAGTAATTGTTATACTCTGTGCCTGATTTACCAAAATAAACAGTTTTATCATACTCATGAGGTAGAATATCAGATGAAGGTATAGAATCTGTCGGTTCTGTCAATGCGTAAACACCAAAAGGCACTTGATTGAACATCGCACTATTAGTCAATCTATACCAATCACTAACGACATAATTGTCCATTATATGTTTAGACATATTCACAATCCACCATCATTTCGGTAAGACACGCAACGAGATTGATTTCATGATCAGCCACGAATGCAGCCTGATACTGGTACTTGCCGAGGATCACAACAGCTTGAGGAATTGATTCTGGTTTGAAATAATCGAAGAGTGAATCATAAATCCTACGATAGATGCGTGCAGGTTCAATGTCTGAGTTAGTCACAACCCACTTTCGCATATCACCGAAGTTGCCTTCTTTCAGATACCCAACAAGGTCAGCAATCTTTCTTACATCTGAAATCTGAGCCAAGACACCAGCATCAATAGCACCAGATGCTGAATAACGCTGAAGTTCGTTGAGTGTACGACGATAGTCTGGAAAATATTTTGCAACAAGTTGTTGTACCACTGCTTTATCATATTGAACACCTTCTTGATCTAGAATGTTTGAAAGACGCTTAGACAATTGCATTGCCATCTTTGGCTTCTCTTCATTCTTGAGTGTGAAGTCTACAACAGAACACCGAGAATGTAAAGCGTCAATGAGACGAGACTTGAAGTTGCAAGTGAAGATGAACGAACAGTTATCCGAAAACTCTTCAATAGCACCACGCAAACCAGCTTGTGCTTCTGGAGTCAGATAATCGGCCTCGTCTAGAATGATGACCTTTCGACCACCAGTCATAGACATAGTTGATGCATAACTTTTGATCTTAGTGCGAAGCATATCAATGCCTCGCTCTTCAGACGAGTTGATAAAGATGTTGTTTGCTTGAAGCTGTTCACACATAGCTTTAGCAATCGTAGTCTTACCCACACCAGCAGAGCCAGTAAGCATGAGATTAGGGATATTACCCTGATCAACATACTCCTGGAATACCTTCTTGATACGATCAGGAAGAATACACTCTGCTACAGTATGAGGTCTATATCGCTCTACCCACAAATATTCTGACATTACAAATCCTTAATTAGCTTTTCGAGAACTTCTCTCGCGAAATCTTTGCTACGTAATTTAACAAAAATGTTTTTACTCGAAACCGTCATCATAGCTGCAAGTTCAAGTAAATCTTGCTCATTATCGCACATCATGATTTGATAGTCAATAGGCTTCATAAGTTCTCTCATACGAAGTTCGCGATCACGATCACGTTCAAGAGACATATTAGGGTACCGTGTTTTTGATTACCAAATCATATGACTCTTCGAAAGCTTTGTTCTCTTCGACCTCTTCACCGAAGTTAGCCTTGTAATAGGCTTTAGACATACGACGAACAAGCTTCTTGTCCACACCCAACTCATCGTAGAGTGTGTCGATAATTTCCTTCTGAAGATCACGCTCTGCTGCCATACGTGACATAGAGTCATTTATTTCCATGATTGCCTTCTTGAGACGCTTGCGCTCAACATCATTAAGTGACGAGATGTTGACCGTGGGCTTTTGATTGTGTCCAACGCCAGCCATTACTTCTTCTCCATAGCAACGAAATATGTGAGAGTGTTATCGGTGTTTGTCCAGCAAGAGAAACCACCAACCTTAATTTCAACCTTGTAGTTGTCAGTGATCATCTTTAGATTGTCCGTCTTGAAGCTCACTGAGAAGTCTTCGCCATCATGATCACCAACCTTCATGTTTGCGAAGTTTGACAGATCATTCTTCAATTCATGCGAACGAATCAAGAGAGACTTAGAAGCTTTATCACCGATGATAGAAATGTTAGGAAGGTTGTTCATTGCACCAATCTTCAAAATCTTCTGAAGACTTGTCATGGGCAAAAAGAACGAAACATCAGGACTCTTCATGACAAGGTCTTTACCTTCTGGAGGGCTGATGATTAGATTTGTATCACAGCCGCGATATGTCAGTTCAAGAACATCATCCTTGAGAAGGACATTCTTGTCATCAAGGAAGTTTATAGCTGGGCTGTTGAGAGTGGTAATATTTCCGAGAAACTGATTCAGATCATATACACCAAACGTCTGAGGAAAAACCTCATCAAACTGAGCCTGAACAAGAATAGTCTGTTCAGGACTCATTGTGCGCTGAACCTTTCCAGACCTGATAACAAGACCAGAATTGATAGAAGCAAAGTTCTTGAGAATGCTGAGGGTACGATCACTAAGTTGCATTATATAAGTCTCCTGTTTACTGAGCGGCAGTATTTCTAATCATATCAGAGTTTGTGGGTCCTGTAAAGACTTTTAAAAGATGACCAACGTCTGCTTCAAGCATAGCTATTGTTCCGTTGTTTGATATCAGATAGTCAGCCTGTTCTCCAATCCATGCCCATTCTGAATAATGTACACCATAGCTTGACATGAGTTCAGTGTTTCCTTCTTTGTTTGCTTTGAGTGCAGTACTATACCAAAGTGGGTCATTACCACGAACGACACGAATAATAAATCCACCTTGATCTCGAATGAACTTCACTTCGTTGGGGAAGCGAACATCAGGAATGACAACACGTTCTAAGCCTTCCATTCTCTTCTCTATAGTATGAATCCAGATATCTTTGTGAAAGACAGCACGACCAGATTCAGTGCCCATGAGTTGCATAGCAAGTCTAGGCGTCATCTCATAGCCTAAACGTTCACTCCACCACTCATCGCGGCACTCACGAAAGCTACGTGAGAAATCTGTATCTCCTTCGAGGAGGTGCCTCGGCCATCCGAAGATGACAGAGACAGCATCCTTTACTGCGTCAGCAAATGATAAACGCATGAAGTCGTAATCGTTCACAAGAATATCACCTACAGTGCCTTTACCAGAACCAGCAAAGCCAAGAATACCAATGATCATTATAAGTTACCTGTCATTTCGGCAATCTTATTCATATCACCAGTAAATGCATAAGTGCCCACATGTTGTGTTCTCATCCACGGACACAACCAGATAGAACCACCAATTGCTCGCCAGTACTGACAGAACATATAATCTTCTGAGAGATAACGATGTGAATCTGGATCAATGACAGTATCGAAATACGCATGAATGTATCTAGTGCCGTCAAAGTTGGCTTGACCAACATGATCTGGCTTGTAGTTCAAGTGAGGATATTCTTCCTTAAACTTATCAAAGACTTCACGCCTAATCATCATGAAGCCTGTACCAATTTCCATGACTTCAAGAGGTTCAGTTACCTTGAATTGAGTAGTTCCAGGTACTGGATTGAAAACATAATCACCCGTCAGACCTTCAAGTTCTGCTGGATTAAAGGTATTCTTGTCAATGTTGGTGTCTTCAATAACTTTCTTTGCGCCGTTAAAAACATTGCGCCAGTTGATAGACTTCTTAGGATAGGGTCCTCCAATAACGTCCTTATCAATTGCAAGCATTGCTAAAACATCTTGAGGATTAAAAAGAATATCGGCGTCGATGAAGAGAAGGTGTGTATAACCAGACCTCAAAAATTCATCAACCAAATAGTTTCGTGCGCGAGTGATTAGGGATTCATTGAAGAGGAATGAAAATCTAACTTCCATACCATACTGTTGACACATACCCTGTAGATCAAGACACGCCTTCATATAAAGACCATTGCAATTGCCTCCATACATTGGCGTTGCAATGAATAGTTTGTTCTTTCTCAAATCTTGTACGTTGATGCTTAATTCCATAAATGATCACTCCAAATAATAAAAAGGGGCACTAGTATATAGCACCCCTTTTGTGTTTATATCAAGACAGCATTAGCCAGCCATACGGTAGTAAGCCTTGCGCTTGCCATTTACCTTGCGATAGTTCGTATAGATTTCAAATCCTTCATCACGAAGATCATGGACACGCTTTGCAATACTAGCCTTAGGAACGCGAGTCTTCTTGACAATCATTGCAGCAGTAAGACCAGGAGACTGGGTGTTGAGGGAAAGGGTGTTAAGAATACGATCAATCTGAGACATGCTTTTTTTTCTCCATCATATAAAAACGGCACTCTGAAAAACTCCACATGATGCGTGCCAGAACATCATTGAAGTACATTATGACAGGAGTTTTTGCTCCTGTCAATCTTTAATTAGAACGCAACCTCGTCGCTCGAAACAGGAGCAGGAGTGACAATCGGATTAATAGTCTCGTCCAACTTCTTATACAGATCAAGGAAGCTATTCTTGGTATCAATGTCGAAGCGGTTCAAGCAAAGCTGGATTGCCTTTTCACGCTTCTGACCGAAGATGATGAAAGCTTCACAGATGTGAACAAGACGACGGGTCGAGATGATTTCAGAAACAGCACCTTCATAGAAGGACTTGCGAATCACATCAGCCCACTGAACCAACTTTGAAACAAAGTCCTTGTCTTCAATACCAGAAGCACCGAGGACATTGCTGAGAATCTTCTCTTCAGTCTTGATCGAAGGATATTCTTGTTCCATCGTGATAGAGAAACGCTCAAGGAATGCTTCGTTCATGATGTTGGTGCCGATGAAGCGACCATCATCCGAACCCTTACCCTTGGTGTTTGCAGTAGCTACGATGTTGAAGCCAGGCATCGGAGTGATGACCTTGTTGATCTTCTTAAGATAAACAGGTTTACCCTCAAGCACAGGTTGCAAGCACATAAGCTTGTTCGAACCGAGATCGACCTCATCGATTAGAAGAACAGCACCACGTTCCATCGCAACAATCACGG